CTTTGTGCATCATATGAGAGAACATTTCCTCTTGGTATTGTTTAGATAATTCACTTCTTTCTTTAAAAGTAAGTTTCATAAATTTTTCGTAACTATTTAAATTTTTAGTATTGTTCATCTACAGTCCCTTTACTTAGAAGTATATACATCTGATATATTTCTTCTGGAGTTTTAATTCTTGCTTTTGGTGTGCCAATCGAATTTTCTTTTGCACTAAGCCATTCTAAATTTTCTATCCTATAATCTGTCTTATCATTATTTTTATGATTAACCATTGTTTTTGTAATAATATTTGGATTAGGTACGAATGCAAAAGAAACTAATCTATGTATAAGTATTTTTCTTGTCTCATATTTATTAGAATTTTTTCTTTTTTCTTTTCCTTCTAATTTAAGAAGAGGATACCAATTATTAACAGATACTCCCGGAGTAAATATTCCATCATGTCCTCTTTTAAGATTTTTTAATTTTTTAATATAAGGCCAAATTGGTAGTTTATATTTTTCTTTTGCATGAGGAACATCTTTAAAAAAATGATATCCGCCTGTTGGATATAAAATGTAAGTATCTTTTTCTACAAAATTTTCACATGAAAAAATATTTTCTATCTTAACGGGAGTTAAAGTCATTGTTTATTTTTTTTATTTTTTCTTCTCATTTCTAAATACCAAACCAAGTGATCTAGTTTTGAAGATAGTTTTCTAAGTATATTTAAAATCATTAACAAACATTTACTTTCTTTTTCTTTTTTCTAATTATGTTTCCACTTTTATCTTTATAAAGATCGTAACTGTTCTTACCATCAAAGTAAAAACCATCGTAGGTTAATTTACTTTTCTTCTTTCTTAATGCTGTCATATGCTTTCTCCGCTGTCCATTTTAGTATAGATGTTGTTGGATTAAAATCTCCTATCTTATTGCAACTTGGTAGTAGCAAAATAAGGAGCCAAAGTTTCCTCATTGATCTCAACCTCTCCTTGATTATTACAAGTGTCACAGTCTGTATACTCTGACTTTTTAATGTCAACGTGTCTAAATCTGGTTATGTAGCCATTGCCATTGCATTTGGGGCATATCATTTTACCAAAAGAATTATTTAAGTTTGCCATTTAGATTTCTTGCTTTTTCGTTTACTAATGTTCGTACCACTTGACTTCTACTTAACTTTACATCTTTCTTAAGTCTAGTTTGAAGTTTTGTAACTGTAGCATACGTTTGATTATCAATTGTGATATTTTTGTATTTGCTAAAATCAGTCATGTTTTATATAACCTTTCTTTTTTGTTTCCTATAAATATAGGATTTTATATTAAATCAGTCAACAAATATATGAAGTATATTCTAATAGTAATTATGTGCGGGTATGTAGATAAATTTTGCGCTAACCCCGTCAGTTTTGCTGACATATATGGTGATTGGAGCAAGTGTATGATTGCAGGAATGGAGAAATCTATTCAATTTAGTAATAGTTTGGATACCAATTTCATTAATGAAAACCTAATATTTTTTAAATACTACTGTCAAAACGTTACTTAAGTTCTACCTTGGCCTTTGTAGGCTTTGTAAGTCTTAGATTTGTTTACTTTTTTAGTATGTCTTCCTGGTCTTCTGCGTCTAGTATACTTAGGACCTAGGACGTTGGAGATTCCTTGGTTTGTTTTTTTAGCCATGTAGCTTCTTCTTGATTAATTTTTAAATAAGCAATCTCTCCATTAACATATTGTTTTGTATCTTCACCACAAGTTGCACATCTGTAAAAATTTTTATCTATTCCAATTAAAAATGTTTCTTCTTGACAGTGTGGACATCGTCCTGACACTGTATCAACTTGCAAAGGTGGTAGTCTAAAATGTTTCATAAAATTGGTGTATAAACAATCTTACCATTTTCTTTGTTGGCCCACAAATATTCTTTTCTGTTCATTCTCTCTAATGTATAACTGCAATGAATCCATCCGGAGTTAGGGTCCTTGGGGTCCCAAAATTCTAATATACATTGATCGTAGTCAAGATTTTTTACAATCCAATCACTTACGTCCTTGTTATGCACACCAAAGATTTCAAAATCTGCTGCCTCACCTCTCGTGTGTTGACTCTTGGCGCTCGATCCTATTGCAAGACAAAGGCCAATAGTTCTAAAACCAGAGGATACAGATACAGGTAGTTTAAAATGATCTCTGACAGGTTGTAATATGTTCATACACAATACTCTTAAAGCTTCTATTTGTTGAACGTTTGGCTTGTTTGGTATTCCTTTTCTTTGAGCAATTTCTGAAAATGTTAACTCGTCTAATGTAAAATTAGGACTTAGTCTCATATAAATTTTTGTATGTTTTTAACAATAGATCTGGATAGTTTGGGTTGGTAGCATACTTTTCTAGTTTAATAAAGTATCTTGTGGGTAAATTTAAATTATTATTTTTTTGATATGCACGTTCTTTTCTAAAGTCTTCGTAATGATGATTGTTGTTTAACAAGTTAATATAATATTTAACACTATCACATTTAGAATCAAATCTAGCCACTCGCCACTTGACGCTCGATGCTATCTGCTGGGGTAGCATACCATTTTCTAGCTTGTCAAATTGTCTAATACCAAATAGATTATTGCCCTCAATTGCGAACCTAGATTTACCATAATTAGATTCTAATGAAGCTTTAGTTATTATTAGTCTTCTATTTACTCTTTTATCTTCAGGTATATTTCTTTCTAGATAATTTACACATTTATCAACGGCTTTCACAAATTCTTGTTCTGTGTTAGCCACAAAGGCGGGCTCCGTCCGATTACTTATAAATCCTATGATGGTTAAAAAAATTATTGTGCCAAAGAATACAAACACCATATTTCTAAATTCAATCATGTTCTTAGTCATTTTTGCATTTACAATGTTGTTGTAGGCAACACTCTCCATTCCAGAGTCTATAGATACACTCATTTGGTGTTGTCTTTTTTATCAGTTTGATAAAACATTTTATCAGTGTCATCGGTTACCCAACCTTTATTTTCGACATTCCACTCCGAATGCTGGACCATATAGTCAGGCCAATGTGATGAAGTAGTAAAACTAGATATGTGCCACAGAATACGATTATTAGGCTGAATAGCATAATTGCCGTTATCAAGAGCCAGAACGTGTCCACACTTATGCTCTGAAGGTATTTCAGAATGTTCCGTGTCCAAGACGTTAGGTTCTGGGTGAGCCCAATCAATCGTAAATAAATATTCACCGTGATGAAATTTTTTGTCATGTCCTAGATATTTACCGCTTTGTCCGATTAGAAAATCAAAAGTAATAACGCTAGGATAATAACTAAATGAATTCCATAGCTGAAGATGTTCGAGGCTTTGATCTCGAACTTGTCCATCACCCTCACCACGGCTAAATGATCTTTGAAAAAAAGCAGAGATAGGGAGTCTCCAATATACCGCACCATTTGTAAGTAAACAATGAAACAGTGGCGCACGGCCTGGGATGCTCGCAAAGCCAAAGACCACACACTCTTCAGCTTCTCCTTTATGTTTTGTAAGGTCATATAAATATTCCCTCCTGATGTTACAATAAATTGGTGGTATGTTAGCGTTTAAGTAAGACATAATCAATCATAAATATCACCCCAAGTAGAGCCACTTTCATAGTCAACTTTATTTGGGATAGCTAGTTGAACTGCGTTTTCCATAATTTGTTTAATCTTCATAGCTTCATTATCATCTTTAACAGATATATCTAGTTCATCATGAATCTGTATATGTGGTATTATTCCTTCGTTATATAAATCTAACATTGCTTTCTTCGTCATGTCTGCAGCTGAACCTTGTATTAGTTTGTTTAATGCTTTGTAGGTAAATGCTCTTCTAATTCTTCCTTGCCCATATGTTGCACTGGCTTCTTCAAATGTCATAGGAGTGTGCATACCAAATGTTGTTGGTTCCCATTTATTAAATCTACACCGTCTTCCAAGTAATGTTCCTATTGACCCATGTGTCTGTGCATGACCAGAAGTCTTATTCATTAATTCTTTTACAAAGGGAACCCTGTCATGATACTTGTTAAACAATTCTTCCGCCTCTGCTTTTGATAGACCAAGTTCACCCTGAAGTTTTGCTTTCCCCATTCCGTAAAACAAACCAAGATTAATTGTCTTTGCTTGTATTCTAGATATGTTAGCCATGTCAGCCACAGTTTTGTGAAAGTCTACATTGTTATTTTTAAATCTTTCTACTATTTCTGTAACTGAATTATCAAAACAAATAGGTTCCGTTGTTGCTGCGTAGTGTACAACAAGTCTTGGTTCTTGTTGTGAATAGTCAAAACAACCCCATTTATGGCCAATTTCTGGTATGAATAAAGATCTAATCATAGGTCCTAGATCCTTGTTTCTCGCTGGTATCTGCTGGAGATTTGGATTTGTGTAAGAGAATCTACCGGTAACAGTTCCTCCTTGATCAGATCGTATTTGATTTATCTCTGCATGTATTCTTCCTTTGTGTTCAAATCGTAAAATGGTGTCGATAAAAGTTGTGTGAGCTTTATTTATTTCTCTTGCTTTTGCAATCTTCTGAACTATAGGGTGCTTATGTTCTTGTAAAAAATTTTTGGTAAAGGAAGGGGCTGATGATTTTTCGGTTCTGTCGTAGTGTAAACCAAGTTTATCAAAAACTTTGGCTATTGATCTGGCAGCCCAAATCTGCACTTCTAGCCCTGTTTGTTCTTTTATTTCTTTTAACAAGTTTAACTCTTGGGATGTTAGTTCTTGTTTCAATTTGTGTGCACGTTCTATATCTACTCTTACACCTTTAAATCGCATATCAACCAAACAAGGAAACAATTGTGTTTCAAGGTTGAACACTTCTTCTAATTTTTGTTTTTGAATCTCTCTTGATAAAACTTTAAATAATTCTAATGTTAGCTGTGCATCTTTCTCTGCATAAGGACCTACATACATTGCAGGAAGTTTATACATTTCAGATTTAGGATCTATACCCCATGACTCTGCTGCTTCTTTTAACGCTGCTTCGTTTTTAGTTTCTCCTAAATAATCATATGAAATACTATTTAATGTGTACCATAATCTATTTTCATCCACCAAAGATGCCATGACCATTGTGTCAACAATAAGGCCATTAATTTTTAATCCATAATATTTGAGCCAACACACGTCATACATTGCGTTGTGAAATATTTTTACTGAATCATTTTGTAATATGACTTGGATCCAATCTAAAACTTTATCTTTATCTAAATTACCACCACCCTCGTGTGCAATTGGATAGTAACCAGACCAACCATCTACAGCAACAGATATACCAACGATGTTGCCATCACCTTTGATTGAACCTGATCCTAAAGATTTTAAATTTAAATCTTTTGTTTCAAGATCAATTGCAACATACTTGTAACCTTTTAAATCTGGAAATGTTTCCGGGCATATCCATTCGTTTTGAGCTTTAAACATTTAATTTATCATTGTTAGAAAACAATACACACACAACATTGTAAACAAACCTATGTCTAGTGTTGCCATTTTTCTACCTCTCATTGCTATAATCCCTTTCAATAATCATTTGTATGTAATGAATTGCTTTTAACAAGTCTTGCTTTCCTCCCTTATCTTGATGGCGACACAAATATTTAATTGTGTTACCTTCTGCAAATAATAACTTATTTTCATTAATAAATCTAGCAGGTTGTATTTTAAACTTTTTGTAATGTCGTCCTCCTACTTGTTTAAAAAATGCTTTGTTCATAGTATTGGTTCTCCTATCGTATAATAATAATCATTGGTTGGTTCCATTATGTATAGATTTTCTTTTGTTCTTGTTACTCCAACAAAATATAATCTATGTTCTGGGTCAGGATTTTTTAATGCTGCATCATAAACAGTCTTTCCAAGATCTGTAAACAAAACAACATTATCACACTCTTGACCCTTTACTGAATGAATGGTTGAAATTTTTATTCTAGCTTTATCCATTAGATCATCACCACTATTCAATAAACCTTTCATAAACAATTTTACTTTGTCATCTATATCCAGCTGCTCCCAGTCTCCTGTAATCATTAAACCATGATTCATCATAAGGTCATCGAGGTCTACCAATTCAACACTCTCTAATGATTGTCCGTTTGCAAAACCTCTCTTAACTTGTTTCTTGTTGCAATTTAAAACTTTGTAAATAGACTTAGCTTCTTCTCCACTAACGATTGCACCTTTATGTAATCTCTGCCAAATTCTATAAGCTTTCAAAATATCATTTGGTAATAAGTTATTGATTTTACTGTCAAATCTCAAACCTAAATCTGATATGTGTTGTTGTATAGGAACTAACATATCGTTGGTTCTTGCAAGAATCATCCAGTTACCTTTACTAAAATTTATATTATCTAAAAATTGATTCTCAAAAACATTCCCCTGTGTGTCTCTTGGTTTCCAATCTTTGTTTAATCTAGTGTGAATGTTTTCTAAAATTTGTAATGACTTATCATAAACTAATTTAGGAACTCTTCTTGATTCTACTTTAGGATCTAGTATGCCTCTTAGATTAATAAATACAGAGGGCTCTGCACCTTGAAAGGTATAGATAGTTTGATCATCATCCCCTGCAACATATGATCTTTTACATCTAGACTCAATGTAAAAAAACATATCCCACTGCATTAAATTTAAATCTTGTGCCTCATCTAAAAATACAACATCCAATGGTGGACACTTATCTCTTTGAACAAACATTCTAATCATATCATAATACTCAATCATATTTGTTTGTGCTTTGTATGAAATCAAATCTACATTTAATTGTTCTAATAAAAATATATTTATGTTTGGTAAATCTAATTCTATGTTTGCCTCTCTAACATCCATCTTCTTGGCTCTGGCATATTCAATTACTTTCATGTAATCATTCTTATGCACAACATGTCCTGTCTCAGGATCATACTCAGATTCAAAATTTAAGTGCTGACATATTGAAGAAAAATTTTTAAAAGCATTCCATTTGTCATCTTTTAATAATTGTGTTGAAGTATCAATGCCTAATTGTTTAACACCTAATGAATGCATGGTGCATATGAATGGAAACTCTTTACCAGGAAATAATGTTTGAACTCTCTTCTGTGCTTCTTCTGTCCCTGACTTTGTAAAAGTTATGTATGCAATTCTTTTAGAATCAACTTTGTTTTCATTTATTTCTTTAATCAAATATTTGTTAATTAAGTGATGAGTCTTTCCAGTTCCTGGAGGACCAGGTGTTTTTGTTCTAATACATATCATGAGAAGGATGGGTCTTTCATTTTTGATTCTCTTGTTTCTAGTCTATCAGGATCTATGGCTGGCATTCTTAAAACACGAACTGATTTATTATTAATTTTTACAGCCACATCTTTTGCACCAAAAACTGATTCTAATTTTTTTAGTGTCTTGTGATGTGGTAGATTCCATAACTTAGACCTTTCTGTAAATTTCCAAAATGATTTGAACATAAACATTGTATATCCATCTTCTGTGTGGGCTATGCCTCGTTTAACATCCTCTATTGATTTAGATTTTGATCTACTAACAAAGTCTACAACTAACTCATGTAATACATAATCCATCTTTGCAGATGGTGGTGCTTTTATTTCTTCTAACTTTACAAATAGTTTAGCTAACATCTTTCTCCAAATTATTTTTCCTACAGGTATCATTGGCTTTCCAATCTGATTCATACATGCAATAGAAAATTTATCTGCATCATGTAGTGTAGTATCATCTATCTCAACAGTTTCTCCATCAACAGTTGCATAATAAATTGGTGGATCGGATGTAAACTTTCTTATGGAAGATATTTCTATTGGTGGCAAGTCATCTCCAACACCAAACTTTCTACGCGCACAAGTCTTTGCATCACAAT